GGTGTGCTCTTTCTTTCTGCTCATATTCTAACCCTTACTCTTTACTTAGCCGGCTAGGTACCGGCTACCGCGGGAGGGTGTTACCCCTCCCGGATAGTCACCTACCTAGAGACCTACGCAGCTACTCATAGAGCCCGGACAATATCCGGCACCCGTCCACCATAGAAACCCGGAGACAAGGTATAGAAGACCGGCAAGAGCTAACCAAAAGGCTACGCGTACCGCTAAGCGTACGCGGTAATAGTTGCGGGATCTCATTAGAGCCACCGGTGATTAAGTACGTAGCCGGCGCGGTCTTGCCCGGCATAGAGCACGCTTGAAAGTGAATAAACAAGGTGAAAGCCTAGATCCATACCGCCACCTTGCACCTTGATAACTCTATGCCCGTCCCTATCGTGCAGCTTATCGCCTAGCACGTTAGAGGCGTGCCACGTGATATTAAATAGATCCGGCTTTCCCGCGTGATCTAAGCCCGGCACCATTAGGGAGATATATTGCGTTAACCCGCTAGAGCTTACGCCACGGCGTACCGTGTAAACGGTATTAGTATCCTTTAGATATTCCTCTAGTAAACGCTCTTTAGATAGCTCTTTATCGGTAGTGCGCTTTAGTTGCGCCTCTATTGATGTCATTACTTAACCGCCTTAGTTAGTGCCACGATACCGGCGAGAATAGAGACCGATAGCAGCGAGATTAAAGAGAATAGAATAGTGCTCTCATATGTAAGAGTTACACTAGGGAGAATTGCGTAGAGATACGCCGGGGTAACTACTGCAAGAGCTGCGCCTATATATAACATTAGTTAGATCCTTATCTATTAGAGCTTAGTTAGGTAGGTGCTCTAATGGTGTAAAGATACTACGTGACTATACCGTTAAGCAACTCTTTCAAGCTATAGCGCGGTCATTAATTAAGTGTGACCGGTCACGTAATACGGTAGACATATGGCGCGGTTATGTCTAAGGCTTAGCCGGTAAGGGTTAGCCCGATAGGTCACGGGATCCCCGGCGGATAGTTGCAAGGTGAGAGGGTAAGAGCTGCGGTTATCGGGTGAGAGCTGCGCCGGTTAGTAGTTGCAAGGGTAGAGCTGCAAGGGTGAGCGGTTAGTGAATAGTTAAGAGTATTAGGGAGAGCTCACGGGGTAGCCGGTTAGGTAGTGAGCCCATAACAATTTACTTAGACATAACCGCCGGCACTGTCTAACTCTCACCGTACAGTTCACGGTTAGCCCCAGAAAACCCGACCCAGGGTAGTGAATTCTGACGTGCGGGGTCCCTGTACTCCCCAAATAAATATTTCGACTAAAGTGAGATCCAATATAGCTCTGACCTGCGGTTATACCGTGTGTGACTAACGTCACATTTGTAAAACGAGAATTCAAGCCATTTTCCTGCCTTATATATAGTAGGGGAGCAAAGCGGGGGTAGTATGCTTTGCGACCCGTGGCCGCCTCTTACGAGGCCCCTAGGCCGAGTACTGACTTACCCCTCACTTCGCTGTGGCTCGTTCGGGCGCTAAGCCCGACACTAGCGGTGCTTTTAGTGGGGTGTAGTCTATTAACTGAACAGCTAATCAATATTCGCTGAGCAGCTAACTAAACGATCTCGGCCCGTTTCGTGGAGGAACAAATGAGAAGAAACTACACCGAAGAAGAATTAAACCTGCAAGCCTCTTCCAGTAAGAAGTACTGGGAGGCCTACAAAGCAGAACGAGAAGCCAAAAGACTTGATGCACGCCGCAAAATCGCGGCGGCTATTATCCTGGCAGAAATGGCACAGGAGTCCAATGGCTGATAACTCAGCAGATATTGCCAAGCGTATTATCCTTGGCTGCGTAGCAGAAGGTATGACCATAGAGGCAGCAACAGCCTCAGCTGGCAAATCCATCAAAACTTATGAGTACTACCGTCGCACAGATAAGATCTTTGCAGACAAAGTAGACCGAACCAGACTTGGTTTGAAGGACAAGCAGTTTGCAGGTGGAGATGTCCACGACATTGACTTCGTCGAATTCCGCAAGCGCTTCCTGCATTCAGAGACTTTCCCGCACCAACGCAACATCGTAGATGTAATCGAAGGCCGCGAACCCGGCTGGCTACATCCTTCTATGAAGTTTGAAAAGGGTCTGGCTAATAACCGTATCCTTGTCAACATCCCGCCAAACCACGCCAAGTCCATCACAATCACTGTGGACTACGTAACCTGGATGGTTGCACGCAACCCTAACTTCCGTGTCCTGATCGTATCCCAGACTCAGCGACTAGCAGCCGACTTTCTCTACGCCATCAAGCAACGCCTTACACACCCAGTTTATGAAGAACTACAAAGTGCGTACGCAGCTGGCGTAGGGTTTAACTCTAAGACCGCCTCCTGGCAGGCAACCCGCGTCACCTTCGGTGATGAGCTACGTGAGTCCAGCGAAAAGGACCCGAACATCGAAGCCGTAGGTATCGGCGGTCAGATCTACGGTAAGCGTGCAGATATGATTATTGTTGATGACGCGGTCACCCTATCTAACGCCAATGACTTCGAGCGTCAGATCAAGTGGCTGACCCAGGACGTACGTTCTCGTCTTAACCCAACAGGTAAACTTATTATTATCGGAACTCGTGTAGCAAGTGTTGACTTGTACCGCGAGCTTCGCCAAGAAGACCGCTACCCCGGCGGTCTTGTCCCGTGGACATATCTTGCTATGCCAGCCCTGCTTGAAGCAGATGAAGACCCTGACAACTGGGTCACCTTATGGCCTAAGTCAGATGCTCCATTTGATGGACAAGAAGAAGCTGACAAAGATGAGAACGGCCTATACCCACGCTGGTCAGGTCGTAACCTTTACAACGAACGCCAAGCTATGGATACGCAAACTTGGGCGCTGGTCTACCAGCAGCAAGATGTATCTGAGAACTCTGCCTTTGATCCAGTATGTGTACGCGGTTCTATTGACGGTATGCGTAAAGCAGGTCCGTTAGTTGCAGGTAACCCAGGCCATCCTAGAGATCTAGGTGGCTACTCAATTATCTGTGGACTAGACCCAGCAATGATTGGTGATACCGCAGCTATCTGTTATGCAGTAGATCGCAATACTAACAAGCGCTACATCGTGGACGCTATTAAAATCACCAGGCCATCCCCAGCCGATATTCGTGACCTCATCTTTAATTGGACTTCACTCTATGGACCCTCTGAATGGATCGTCGAACGTAATGCGTTCCAATCATTCCTTACGCAAGATGAGGGAATCCGCCAGCACTTGGCCTCACGGGGAGTGCTACTGCGGGAACACCATACAGGAAACAACAAGTGGGACGCAGGCTTCGGCGTTGCATCAATGTCAACTCTGTTCGGCACCAAGCAACACGACGGCAAACACCACAGAGATAACCTTATTCACTTACCTAGCGATCAAACTGAGAACGTTAAGGCGCTCATCGAACAGTTGATTACTTGGACACCTACTACTAAGGGTAAGACAGACTTAGTAATGGCGTTGTGGTTCTGCGAGATCCGAGCACGTGAGATGCTCAACTACGGTCAGTACAACTCACACCATCTAAAGAATCCGTTTCTTACATCGGCTGAGAAACGAAAGCGTGTAGTGGTCAACATTGACCAGTTACTAGCAGACCAACACAAAACATTCATCTAGGGAGATAACAATGCCAGCAGCAAAGAAGTTAACAGGCCCAGCAGCGGTCAAAGCTCTACAAGATCGTGTATCACCTGCCGGTGTTAAGAAGGCTGAAAAGAATGTTAAGAAGGCAACTAAGAAGAAGTACCCAGGATTATACAACAAGTAAGGAAAACAATTGTTAACACCAAAAGAAGTAAACGATAAGCTAGGTCGGCTGCAGACCAAATACGCTGCACGCGATCAGCGTATGCGTGATGTTCTTTCGGTGCGTCAAGGAGATCTATCTAAGGTCTATCCTTCGATGTTCTCCGAAGATTACCCAAAGCCTTTAGTTGCAAACTTCATTGACGTTGCAGCCCGTGACTTGGCAGAAGCAATGGCACCACTGCCATCCTTTAACTGCCAAGCTACAAATATGGTTTCAGACTCTGCTCGTAAGATGGCAGATATGCGTACACGCATTGCAAACTTTTACGTCTCAGTTGCTGAAATGCAACTACAGATGTACTCAGGTGCAGACTGGTACAACACCTACGGAATGATGGTAGGTATGGTGGAGATGGATTACGACACCAACAACCCACGTATGCGCCTGCTTAACCCTTGGGGTTGCTACCCAGAGGTAGACCGCTTTGGTCGCGTAGTTTCTATGACTCAGGTTCTCAACACTGATGCAGAGACATTAGTCTCTAAGTACCCAGAGTTTGCAGATCAGATCTTGAAGAAGAACAACTACCAAATGGGTAGCCCATCTATTACGATGGTGCGATACCACGACGCTGAGCAAGACCTTATCTTCTTGCCAGAGCGTCAGAACTTAACTTTAGTACGTACACCAAACCCAATCGGTAAGTGTCTCGTACGTGTAGCACAGCGACCTTCTCTTGACGGCGAAGCACGTGGTCAGTATGACGATGTCTTGGCAGTCCAACTTGCTCGTGCTCGTTTTGCAATCCTTCAGATTCAGGCTGCAGAAAAATCTATCCAAGCACCTATTGCTATCCCACAGGATGTGCAAGAACTTGCTCTTGGTCCAGATTCAATTATGCGTTCTTCTCAGCCACAGAACATCCGTCGTGTAGGTTTAGATCTACCACCGGGAGTCTTTACAGAGTCAGGAGTGCTAGAACGTGAACTACGGCTTGGCGCTCGTTACCCTGAAACCCGATCCGGAAATACCAGTGCAAGTGTTATTACTGGTCGTGGCGTACAGGAACTGCAAGCTGGTTTTGATACTCAAATCAAATCAGCACAATCACAGTTTGCTCGAATGTTCGCTGATCTTATTGGGCTCTGTTTTGAAGTAGACGAGAAGTTGTTTACTAATGTACAGAAGACAATCAAGGGTTCAGAAGATGGAACACCTTATGTACTCAAGTACACACCTGGTCGTGACATTAAGGGCGAGTACGGCGTAGATGTTCGTTACGGCATTATGTCTGGTATGGACCCATCACGTGCGATCATTGCATTGCTACAGATGCGTTCAGACAAGTTGGTTTCACGCGACTATGTACGTCGTGAAATCCCAATGGACCTCAATGTTACGCAAGAGGAGCAACGTGTTGATATTGAAGAAATGCGTGATGCTCTTCGTGTCTCAGTGGCACAGTACGCACAAGCTATCCCGGCGCTTGCAGCGCAAGGACAAGACCCATCTCTCATTGTTACCCGCATTGCAGAAGTTATTAAGGGTCGTCAAAAGGGATTGTCGCTAGAGTCAATCGTAGAAAAAGCATTTGCACCAGAACCACCACCACCTGCGCCAGAGATGGCTATGGCAGGTGGACCCGAACTTCCAGCAGCAGGTGCGGCCCCCGCTCCTGCCTCGCAGCAACCTCCACAAGAACAAGCTGGTCAGGCCCCTGCTGCTGGTCAAAAACCCGATATAGCACAACTACTCGCCGGTCTAACCGGCGGTGCAGCGTAACCGAAGGAGGTGTAAATATGAACAAGGGATCACACGCTCCAGCTCCAGTACAACCAATTAAGGTTGATACAAAGGCAGGATCAGTTAAAGGCGGTAAAGTTGACTTCGGTTATGCCGGAACAGCTCGTAAAGGCAAGAAGGCTTAATTACTGAAAGGTGTACAGGGTGTTGAACGATAACGATAGGATTCCTCGCCCTGTACGCCGGACAGACTTTTTAGTAATAATCATTGGGTTTTTCTACAACCTAACACAAGTAGTAGAAACATTTATGTCGGAAGTTTATGAACTTTCAATTTATCACGCCAATCACAAAACCAAAGTCAATAAGGCTTGGGAAGATATGGCACAAGATTTAGAAACTTTAGAGGAGGACAAATGACAACTGCACCAATGAACCCACTTGCAGGTGCGTCAGGTCCAGGAAAGTACGCTGTACGCAGCGATAAACTCTCATTGGGTTCTACAGGTTACGGCGAAGGCGTTGAGACACAGGCTATTAAGTCTGGTGCTCCGCTTGCTAACACACCTGATGTACGTGGCGAAGCACCTTCTAAATTCCGTGAGCAGTTAACACAAGCTCCAGTAACAGAATTATTTGCACCAACTGCTCGACCAAACGAACCAATCACAGCAGGTATTGATATCGGCCCAGGTCCAGGTGCTAACGCACTAATGATGCAGAAGTCAGTTGCAAAGACATCTGACACACTAGCCAAGATGTTGCCCTTTGACACAGATGGTTCTATTGCCATCTTGTATCAGCAGGCTGTTGCGCGAGGTGACTAATTGGCTGACTTTAACGCTGCCGCTTCTGCTGCAGGTTTAACACCTGAAGAGAAGAAAGCGATGGAGGCTTTCAGCAAGACTCTATCTGTACACCGTGAACTTTCTAACCTGCCACAAAACGTTGCTCAACAGGCATACGCATCTAAGACACCTGACCAACAGGCAGCTCTTAAGCGTGTAGCAGGAGAAGAAAACCCAGCAGTTAAGGCTAACCGTGGTTGGCTAGGTACTGCTTGGCACTACACAGGTGGTGCTCTATTGCAGGGCCTTACCGAAGTTTCAGACTTTTCTACACGTGTCTACCGTACTGGTGCTATTGCTGCTTTAGAAGGCAAGAACATTGCAGACGCTTGGACTACAGCCAACGATAAAGGCGACAAGGTATTTAACCCAGGTCGTATTGAGAAGGCTTCATCTAAGTTTGGTAATGATCGCATTCAGGTAGCAATGCGTGTTGCAGCTGGCGAGAAGTTAAGCG